CCTCGAATCAAGGACTTAATCTGTGGATCTCTTGCAGGTAGCTGTTGCAAGTTAGGGTTCGAACTGGAGAACCTTCCTGTCACCGTGCCTCCATCATCGGATCTTAGCTGATGGAATTCAGCATGAATACGTCCTTTGTGTGCGTGTTTAAGAATACTATCAATAAAAGTATTCTGCGCTTTATCTAACTCCCGAAGACGTAAGATGTTTGCCGCAACTGGATGTGGACACCCTTGCAACCATGCCTTTGTAAAAGATGGTTTGTTCGAGGTCTCTGTCTTATCGTATGGTATGTTGTGATAATCAAAAGCTTTAGCCACACTAGTAGCAACCCACGGCTCAACCTCAAAGCCAACGTCCTTCTTAATCTCTGAATTAATAACCTTCTTCATTGCCAGAAGATCTTTCTTCACACGTTCTGCACCGTCAACATCAACACGAACACCACGTTCACGCATATCTAACATTAGCGGTATGAGGCTTGTTTCTAGTTCAAAGATAGACGTTAGCTCTTGTGCACCAAGTTCAATTTCAAACTTGTTCCATAGCTTCAAGGTCATTCGAGCATCTTGTTCTGCGTATACCCCTACGAACTTTGCAGGTAATTTCCACAGTTCGCCTTTAGGATCTAAGCCAAAACTTTTAGCTGCCGCTCTTAACCCCTTCTCGTTCTTCCTCATGTTGATGTAATCTCTACCAAGATTGTTCAAGCTGTAACTAAACCTGTTCTCATCAATCAACGGAGCCGCAACCATCGTATCAATAATCTTGCCCTCGATCTTAACACCTGCCCATCTTAGCCAGCCAGCATCATAGGTTGCGTTGTGCATGATCTTAGGAATATGGGGCGTTGCTAATTGAACCTTTAACCATTCCATAACTCTGCGTTGTGTAAGGTTGCCGCCCCCTTGGTGCTTAATCGGATAGTATCCGTCAAAGTCTCCCGCAGAAATCGCAATGCCGACAATAAACCCGTCGTCCCGTGCCCAACCTGGGCCTAGTGTCATTAGGTTTGGATCGCACGTTTCTAGGTCAATTGCCATGTAGGTGCTTTTAGTCAGGTCTGGAAACTCATCTGGGGCTGTCCAATCCGTTTCTAAATCTAAGTGATTGAAGTCTTCTCGCTCCCAAAAAGATAAAGTGCTGTTCCCTTTAACCATTAAGAGTTCTCCTCATCATATAAGATCGAGCCTCTGATCCAAACATCTAACACGTCTTTAGGATAGGATCCTGACTTATTAGAAATAACCTCGCCATTCTTAAACAAAAACAAAGAAGGAATACTGCGAACACCCAACTTGCTTGGCGTCCCCGGATTTTTATCAATATCCATCTTAACTATTTTAATTTCACCCTGGTACTTTTCTGACAGCTCCTCAAGTGCAGGTGCTATCTGCAAACATGGCTTACACCACTCTGCCCAAAAATCTACTAACACTGGAATATCGCTCTTTAGAACGTCTTCCTCGAACTTCTCGTCTGTACTGTTTATCATTCCTCGCCTCCTAATGCTGCATAACCGCAGATGTCTACCCAACTATCCTCGTGATCTGGTGTCTCGATTAATCTGGATACTTTTAATTGAACCAAGCACAAATACACTTGGTCTACTGTAACGTCTTGTCCAAGAATCACAGACCATAACCTTGCCACACGCATGTGGTTTACGGTTGCGTCTCCATAATCCTTGGCTCTGGGACCATTGATAAAGCCCTCTGCTTTTTGTAGTATTTCTTCTCGTTTCATATCTCATACCTGTACTTTGAACTTGTTTCTATTATGTGAAGGTTTTCTTTTGTTCTTGTTATTCCTGTGTAGAAAATCCTATGCTCGTCGTCAGGAAATCTGCTATTAACGCATGGATAAGCGGACTCTGTTAACAACATTATATTATCGTCCTCCCCACCTTTCATTGCGTGTATCGTTGATAGTTTTATTCTAGGTTTACTAAGGTTCTCGCCTCGACTGATTAAAGATCGCATGTATCTCTTGTCATCTAAAGACATATTTACGATGCTCGTGCCTCGGCACAACTTCTCTGCAATTAATCCGTGGTTCTCAACTAACTCATCATAGTTAAGCATTACGTCTTCCTCGACGTACTCCAATGTTTTAGCAAACCCTCTCTTAATAACTGCGTTAGGCCCCTGTTTTGGTGCAAGCTTATACAACTCCCTGATAAGAGAAACAGACACAGACAGTCCTTCAACCAAAGTATCCCACGTTTGTATGCCCTTCATTAAATCTGGACTAATACTTGGAATGCCGTACCGCTCGAACAAGTAACCATTGTCCCTAAGTTCAGCCGCAATGGAGCTAAGTACCTTATTGGTTCGAGCCATAATGGTCCACGAACCTTGGTCAATGTCCACATCATACCAGTGATAGTGATAATTGATTGTTCCTTCACGATCAGTAGGCGACCATTCTTTATGTAACCTGACATCTATTCGTTTTACTATTCTATTTGCAAGAGCGTGGACCAGTCGTGGCACTCGATAACTCTGCTCTAAAATCTCTACATCGTCACAGATTTCCATGAACTGCTCTGGGCGAACGCCCATCCATCTGTGTACCGCTTGATCATCGTCTCCTGCGTACCATACACGCTCCGCAGAGGACTTTAACAGCTTAACCTGTTCCCATTGTAGCGGTGTGAGATCCTGTGCTTCATCGACGATTAAAACATCTAACGCGGGGGCAGACCCTTGGTCAACAAACTGCTTAATCATGTCTGTGTAATCGTACTTACCGTTATCCGACTTATAAAGAGCGTACATCTCATCAACCTTCTTTAACATAGGCCAACTCAAGTTGTAGTTCCGAGAATCATTGTACTGTTCTTCTAGCGATATCATACGCAAGGTTGCTCGACCTATCTGCTCTAAGTACTTGTTCCCCTCTTGCACCGAAGCAGGAAGCAATCCATCGGCAAGTGCGGCGGCAGTATTGTTGTCAAAGATCAAGCCTAACTCCAGGCCTAACTGTTTAAAATCGTACCTTGAGATAACTTCTTCAGTTTTCATGCCTAACCACTGAAATCCAGTAGAGTGCAGCGTTCGAAACCAAGGCACGTCTTTATCTGACAGGCCCAGTTGCACAACCGTTCTACTTTTAGCTTCCTCGATGGCTTTCTTAGAAAAAGAAACAAACCCTATCTTCTCTGGCGGAGTTCCATTGCTTAACTCTTCCTTTACAATGTTAATCAACCGATAAGTTTTGCCGCAACCGGGAGGCCCAAGGATTAACTTTTCACTCATCCTTGGCTCTCGGTCTTTGGTCTATCCACTCTTGGATGTCTTGTTCGAGCCATCTTACTGTGCTGTTTTTCTTAGCTTCACCAAATACAACAGGCTTTGGAAAGTTCTTCTCCTCCACCCACTTGTATATCGTTGATCGAGAAACACCGAACTTTTCAGCTATCTCCCCGATCTTAACGTAGCTCTGGTCTCGCCACTCATTAGAATGGGACTTCATTATGTAACTCCTTCTCGTTAAGAGGTATCGCTACCTCGTTAGCTTCAAACTTAGGAACCCACCAAACCCTAATGTTTGTCCACTTACCATCTTCTGTCTTCACCTTATACTGTCCGTGGCAGTTCTTATTCCCATTCAAATCTTTCAGTCTCTGTTGGATTTGTGGTCGATTGTATAAAGTAAAACCTCTCTGTCTTAAAAACTCCTGTAATCCCTTCATCGTGAAGTAAGTAAAGTTATCCTCTGTCCAAGGCTTGCCCATAGACAACTCCTCTGGAAACTTGGCTCTGATTCTACTCATGCAGAACACCTCCAGAAGTTCCTTAAACTGACCTACGCTTGTTAGATCTTCCGCAACCTCGACGTGTGTGGCACTCGTTAACAATGAATTAACCACGGGCTGCCACTCAGAAGGCTTGGCCAAAGGAGGCATAAAGTTTATCTGTTCCATACAAGCCCTTTGAAACTGTAAAGGCATCTGCAATTGCTCCGTTGTAATCTCTAAACGCTTGCCGTCTACATCTAAGAAGTACAATCGAGGCTCGGACAAAAGTATCGTTAGCCCACCAATCTGTGGAACAGCCTCCGCATCACCTATTCCAAAGGGGCGTGTCTTACACATTGCTCTATTACAGTGACTTGACATCGGCTCATCTTTGCACGTGTAAAGATATTCCTTCTTATCTATCTGCTTTTGTAGACCCACTATCTCATTGGCTGGCAATGGCGGTAGGCAATGCTTCTGGTTTAACTCTTCGTGCTTATCTTTCCATGAATCTGGAAACTTTCTCTTTAAGTATAGACCACCGTTAAACATCACCTTGTTTCTCGTACCCTCTGGTATGCCCATTGAAAAGAACATCTGTAAGCAAGGTGGCGCATCTGAGAACTGCTCACGTTGTGTGCCAAAGTCTATCTTCTCTAAATCTGAAATCGTTGCTTTCTTCTTGTCTACTTCATCAAGAAACTCCTCTAGGGTCATATCATCCCCATTACTCTTAAAAGCGTAACGCACTGTGTTCGCCTGATCAAAGTATGGTAGATTAATAAAGTTGCCCACA